CTTGGCAAACTTATCCTGATTCTTACTCACATTTGCTTTAACTTCTTTTTCTGTTAACTTTTCTTGCTTCGTTTTTGATAAAGTATCTAAATATGATTTAGTCTTATTGTTATAAGATAATTTTTCTTCTGAAGATCGTTTAATTGGTTTTTGAAAAGAAGATTCAGATCCAGAAGAACTTCCTCCACCATCATCTAAATTTCTTTCAACTCCCCACTTCTGGCCTTTAATACCGTGATGAGTCAATTCTTCGTAAATTCTCAATTTATTATCTTCATTTTGAAACGATTTTAAATTCTCATCATATGTCATTCACACTTTACCTCCCTTTTCATAATCATGCTTTCGCCATGGCTTCGGCTAATTGCTCAGCAGAATCAAGTGCAGGAAGAGGGCTACCCAAACTCTTTTTAGCCGCTTCAGTTATTCCTGTTTTAGCTCCAAACAATGTCAACTTACGATTAGAGATTTCAGTTAGATTAGATTCGGCAGCATCAATTGCTTCTTTAGTCAACGGTTCTGCTACTTTGTGGGTAAAGCTTTTAGCTGTTGATGGAAATATAACCAACGGATGATCTCCAATCACACCAGCATCCATTTCATCAACTAATGCTCCATAACCTCTTGCATGAAGTGCATCCATCAACGCGTGCGATCTTGAGCTGGACCAACCTCCGCCACTAAGAGCATTATATGCGCTCATAGCAGAAGTATTAGATATCGAACTTGCTAAAACTTTCGGAGGTTTAGATGGACCAATTACATTTCCAGAATTAACCTCGTCAGCAAGAACACCTTTCATAGTCCCAAGAACCGTTGTCAAATTTGGCACTTTTACCGGTTCAGTGGAATTGAATGTTACGTGATGAAGAGCAGCCATTTCAGTCCCATGAAACGTACCCTTTTCTTGTCTGAAAGTCGCAACATAACGATTATAATCAGCAAGATCGCTAGTAGCATAAGTGCCACTAACTCCAGAAAACGAATCCTCAGCTACTGTAGAAATACGATGAAAAGTATTGCCAGCAGGGATTTCAAATTCAGGACGAGCAAACGATTCTGGCTGAATATAACTTCCTCCGGCCCAAGAAGATAAAACAGATGTTGATTTTAAACCTACTAAATCTTTTGCTGTAACCTTATCACCAGCTTCAGGAATATCAGATAGAAGTTTATCTGATATCGAGCTTTTTAAATTGATCGCAGGCTGTTTTGCAATCTCTGGAACTTTAATTCCAGGACCTTTACCAGTTTTAGCACTATAAGCAAGTAGTGCCAAACCCCCTACTCCAATTGCGGCTTCAATAAGTAATTTCTTTTGGGCAGGGGTTAAACTTTTTTTGAACTATCACTCTGTTTCTGTTGCTTTTCCGCTTGTCTTTGCGGACGAGATTTCTGTCTATCGGATATCTTCTTAACAACTTTACCTGTTCGACTAAGATCTTTCTCTTTCTTGCTAGTATCAACTGAAGGAGCAAATTTATTAGCAAACTTTTCCTGATTCTCTTTAAGGTTTTTCTTAATTTGTTCTAGAGATACAGGTTTATTTACTTTATGTAGATCTTTTAAATAATCTTTAGTTTGTTCATTATGAGTTGAAATTTCTTCAGAAGTTCGTTTTATAGGATTATGAATAGAAACTTTTACAGATGATCCTGATCCACCACTATCATCTAAATTTCTCTCAACACCCCACTTCTGGCCTTTAATACCGTGATGCTTTAAGAACCGGTCAATATCTTTATCATTCATTGCTTCTCCAATGCATCTTGAAATAGCGGAATGATCTCGGAAGGATCTGCATCTGTAAATATAGAGAAGTCACTGAACTCACCAGTATTCTTGTCAACCGAGACAAAAGGATCATACATTGGTGATTTCGGATTGGAAGGATCTTGGAGACAAAAGACGTAATCGTTCTTATAGGAAATTCCAACCTTAACACTCATATAAGAAATATTCTGTTCAACTATCTGTTCTGCATCATCCATGGTGAGCATCAGCCAACCACCTTTCAAGGAAAGCTTGATTCAAATTGCGATTATCTAATCTAGTAATATGCGCTTCGGAAACAATACTCATCATGTCCGCCAATTTCTCTGGAGTATCATAGATTTTTCCATTTTGAGCATCAATGACTGTCGGCTTACCATTAACATTTTCCCAAGCAACCGAGTGAGCACCAAGTCCAAACCCAATACCCAATTCACCTCTGGCACCATCACCATGCTTCTCGATTGCATCAAGAACCGCTTTAGAATTCTCTATTGCTCGAGCTTTATTGGCTTTAGGTCCAAACTTTGCAGAAACATCAAGTTTTACTTCATGTGAACCTAAACCAAACTCTTCACCACGTTTAGACAACGTAGCAAGATTCTTTTCGCCAATGAATTCTTTCAATGTCGATGTAGGATTCTTTTTGAAATCCGTTGTCGGTTTCAACTTAGGATCCAGAATCATGTTACGACTGAAATTCGTCTGCTCGGAAAGTGCTTTGTGCCAAGAAAGCGTAGATTGAACATCGTAACCACGACGTCTCATCTCATACGCATAAGTACAGCGCATACAATTAGTCTTAGTTCCCTTATGCTTTCCATAATCAGGATTAACTTGTTTGACCACTTTGGAATTAAGTTGCGAAATATTCATCTTACCTTTAAGAGAATCATCCTTCTTCCAAGTAATCGTGTGAGTTTCCTGCATTCTCTGCTTGAGCTTAGGATCTGAGACCTTGTAAGCCTTCATATCGGAAATCTTCTTGTAAGCGATAGCACCAAGAATAGATGCTACATAAGCCGCGCCAATTAAAGCAACTGGATCAATCCCAACCGCTTTTAAATTTTTTGACATAGTTTTCTGGGTGCTTTGATTAGTCCCACTTGGTTCTGCTCGTCTAACACCCCATTTTTGGCCTCTAATGCCATGATGTTCTAAGAAATCTGAAATGTCTGCATCATTCATGACGATAGATTTGAATGAGCCTCAATAAAAGTTTGTGTCTTAGAATTAGCAGATTTTTTAGCATCACTCATAGGTGTATCACCGTCATCGTCCAATTTTTGCGATGCATAATCTGAACCACTACCAATTTTTGTCGCAGATAAATTTGTAAGAGCTCTACGAACCCCCTTTTTTTGTCCTTTGATACCTTGATGACTTAGTTCACTTTTCATTCAAACGCTTCCTTATTCGCTTTGAATGCTATATAGGCGTCCATAAGTGCAGCAACATTGTCAATCTTCTCATCTTGTCGACGTTTCAAGAGTTTCCGATTACCGTTTGTATCTTCCATAGTAATCGCATTGCCCATGGCAAACGACATCAACTCCTGGTCAAATATAAGCAATCTTTGTTCGCTAAGAATCTTAAGTTCACCTAATGGAACTGATTCTGTCTTAGCACCTTGAATAACCTTTTCGATTCCAAATGACCCATTCTCAATTTCCCATCTCGTGACAAATTCTTTAGCGTTGTAAGGATCGAATCCAAAACTTCTGACATCGTATTCAGAAGATATAATAAAAGCGTCAAGATCCTCGTAAACTTCCATCATGTCAAGAACGTTGCCTTCCAACACATGAAGACTAGCCTCATTGATGAACTCTTCATACTTAGCTCGCATAGCTCCAGGAAGCTTCATCAAAGTCAGTGTTGTAATATAGCTTCGTGTCTTAACCCCGAATTTGTCTCCTCCAAGTGGAAAGAGAAAAGTAAATGCACAGAAGTCGTCTCCTTGCGAGAGATCAGCCCCCAGAGAACATGGTAGTTTCCAAAATTCTCGTGCACGATGTGGAAGCGTCTCCTCGTAAGTAAAGAAGTAAGTGTAGCCTTCCATAGGAAGACCAAAACGTTTTGCCAAAATATCGTTACGTGAAGCCGGTGCTTTTTCCGCTCTTTCCACATCCAGATGATAAGTCTCGTAGGAAACAGTTGCACCCAGATTTGGGTTAGCCTTAAGCCAAGTAGCCGGATCGTTAACTTCTTCCAAATCGTCCAGTTTGTAATGAAAGATGGAAACATGAGGTGCTTGATACTCTCCTTTAAGAATATCCGCCAGTTCCATTTTAATAGTATCGCCAGAGCTATTCCTAACGGTACCCTCTGAGCTAATGGCAATGATCAGATAGTCTTCGAGCTTTGAAGCACCCTGTTCCACAGCACCAACAACATCTTCACGGAGATCACCAGAAAGCCACTCGTCAATCGTTGAGATCTTTGGACGAAGTCCCTGAAGCTTGTTGATAGCCATTGGGCGAACCTCAAGTAACGATCCTGTCAGAAAATTCTCAATCCCTTTCTTAGTGGCTGCCAGCTTGACTCTTAGCGCTCTAGAACCCGTGGTGTTTTGCAACGAACCTTCTGTCAAGAATTGAAATAACGGTCCACGAGCACGAGTGATAGCTGTCCGAGCAGGAGACATTACTTCATCTGCTTGCTTCATCGTTGGCGCCGTTGTAACCTGATGAGTCGTGGAAGTATCAACAGATAGGAAATATGACTGAATCATTGAGGCATACATAGATTTCGCAGCACCACGAGCAACAATCAAATACTGTTTCAGAATCAACCGTTTCTTGACTCTGCGATGCTCATAATGACCACCGCGATTGTCTTTCGTTGGCACATAGACACTTCGCTCCACAAAGTAATACCAGCCGAAAATCTGTTCAGACCACAACTTGAACGAATCGAGTAAATATAGGTCTGATCCATCGGTTAAAGTCAACTCACCTTCGCAAAAACGAATAAATCCTTCGACCGCTTCGTCATCGTAATAGATGTTCGGATTCGCTATCAACGAATCAATTCGATTCATCTCCATCGAGATTTCACGATTTACTGGAATTTCTCCCCGGAGAACTGCCGCTCTGAAATATCCGTAATAAATTGGAGTAGCAGTATTCGATAAAGTCATTAGATTACAGCAGCTTTGATAAAGCTCAAACCCTGTTTGGTTTTTGGATCCTTACTGATCTTATGAACTGTCTTAGCCGTCTTTGCAGTAGTCTTAATCACCGCAATTGTTTGCTGATTTTTCTCTCTGGTCAAACGACGAGCGTTTGATTCCAGATTCATTCGATTGTTATAAGTTTGTAGTTCTTCATTGGACAAAGAATTCATGCCACTTCGCTTCATCTTCTGTCTAACTACTTTAGATTCGATTGCATCATTATGAGCCGAGTTTCCTCCACCACCTTTGGTGCGAACAAAAGCATGGCCACCGATATTGTGTTCAGAGACAGAAACATCCGAACCACCAGCCGCACGTCCACGGCTAACACCCCACTTCATTCCCTTGACTCCGTGATGCTTTAAAACAAACTCTTCACCATCTTTTAAATTATCTTCCCTTGATCGAACTTCAGATAAATAAACATCGACATTACGATCTACTTGAGAAATCTTATGATTAGCCAATATAGAATCAGTAAAGTCATCTGTAAATTCATCCGTTAACATTAGTCACCCCCGCAAAGGGATCAGTCCATTCGTCGTCCTCTCTATGCACACTCAACCGCCATTCAAGTTCATGAAGCTGATCATGGAATGCTGTAAGAACATAGGACATTGTCGGCGGATCAAACAACAGCCGAACTCGAAGATAGATGTAAGTTTTGACTGAATTCAGTTGAAGATCATTTGAAATATAGCTAGACCACGTAGCAGATTCGTCTTCAATCATGAATCCATTCGTGGGTCCGATCCCTAATTGGGTGAGAGTGAAGAAGGCTGTATTGATATGAGTAACGATGTCGAAATCAAATGCTGTATACTCTTCTGCAATGCCAAGAATCTTCTTGGTACTGGTGAGAATGCTGTCTTCCATTTGCTCACCCCCTTTCTTTTGTTAAATATAGTGATTAATGCTTCACAGGCTTCAAGAACAGAGCCCGCTCGGCTTGTCGACGATGTAGAAGTCCTTCAAGAACTGCTCCTCCAGCACGATCCCACAAAAGAAGACCATCAGCGGCGCCACGCCAGTTATGAGCACGTAGACATTTGCCAACTGTCATAGTTGGACCGATCGCACCAGGTCCAACATTGTAGGTAAAGGAACAAAGAGCATCGAATTGGTTTTGATTCAAAGGAAGATTCAGCTCATTCACAGCATGGCCATAAATATTCTGAACTTGTTGCTTCAGTAATGCAATTGCTTGAGCTTTGGTTACAGGATGCGTAGAACTTGTGACGTGCACACCGTTGATCTCAGTAGTTCCGCAACCAATCGTCCAAACACCAACCGAATCCTGGTATGGATGAGGAACAAACCCTTCAAAACTCGCAATCAGGTTCGCTCCGTTAGTTGATAGTTCCATTACTCTGGCTCCGGTTCGCCTTCAGGAGTATCTGGCTTCGTTGTTCCTTCTTCATCTCGCGGTTCTACAGGATCTAGAGAATCCTTCTCCTGATCAAACGGTGGATTAGGCTGGTTCGGATCTACAGTCATGATACTGGAGGAGTCGTGACCGGAGCATTCGGATCAACTGGAGCTGCAGTTACAGTCGAAGGATCTACAGGAGGCGGAACATTTGGATCTCCAGCCTGAACTTGATCCGATACAGGCGAAGTCACATCTGGAACCACATCCGCAACCGTCGGTGGAGGTATCACAACCCCAGTTTGCTGAAGTTGACGAAGTTCCTGACGAACAGCAACGACAACCTCTTGCCCAAGAGCACGAATCTCTTGCCGAATAGCCATAATCAACTCATGAATTGGATTCATCATCATTTGCCTTTCAGTGGAGATGTGGATTTAGACGCCCGGAAATATACCGACGACACGACAAGAAATCAGGTCGATAGTTCCAAGGAAGATGTAATGGAGCAGCTTCACTACCATTCGAAATAACGGTTGGATTCGGGCCAGCAGTCACGACAATGACAGTGTGTGCTCCCGTTGAACCTGGAGCACCATAGATGATCACATCGCCAGGAATAGCACTGTGAATATCAATCTTCTTCCCATGCTTCAGAAGTGTCCCAGT